TGCCGTTTTCATATTTAGCAATTGCAGACTTTTGAACACCAACGAATTTGCCAAGTTCTTCTTGTGTAAATCCCTTCGCAATCCTTGCATCTTTTATTAACTTTCCTATTTCCAAGAGGTTCACCACCTTTCTGTGTCTTAATAATACATCAGCATGTCTTAAAAATCAAATATTTTTTTATAAAATTAAAAAATACTTATTGACAAGCGAAAATTATCGTAGTATAGTAACGGTGTCCTGAACAGACACAATATGTAGTATGCATATATTTTTTTACCGCAAGGTGTCCTGTTTAGACACAAATTAATTCAGAAAGGAAGGTGAATGCATGAACAGCAAACTGATGCGAAGTGTTATGTTGCTCAACGGTGACACCAATGCTTCACTTGCGGAATATCTTGGAATTACTGAACAGAGTGTGTCGAACAAAATCAACGAAAAAGGCACCGAATTCAAACAGGGCGAGATCACGAAAATCAAGTCAAGATATAATCTTGACTGTGATATGGTTGACCGTATTTTTTTTGCTGAAACAGTATCTAATTAAGACACACATCAAGACAACCAGTCAGCGAATATCTTAAAAGACCAACAAAAAGGGCGTGATTATTTGAGCGGTCAGGGCAAGGACATATATGAAGAACCAATAATTTTTACATATCCGAATACAACGGTCAGAGTGTTCAGGCCTATTCTGACCGATGAAGAAAGAGCAAGACGGATGAAGATAATTGAAAAAGCTGCTGTCAGCTTAGTTTTATCAGAAAGGAAGGCATGAAATGGCAAAAGGTATCTTGACAATTACAAGTCTGCTTCTGCTGTGCATTTCAAATGAAGTTATCAGCATGGGCGTTCTGATTGTGTGGGCATTCATCGGCCTTGCACGGTTCCTGAAGGCAGCAGCGGAAGGCGGTGCATTCGATTGAACATCCCTGACAACTATGACCTGTGGGAAGCACATGACCGGGAACAATGCAGACGGCTTGCACAGCTTCCTGTGTGCGCTGACTGTGACAATCCGATTCAGCAGGAAGATGCGGTGTACATAAACGGCGAATGGCTGTGTGATGATTGCCTTTCATCTTATAGAAGGGAAGTGTTGCCTGAATAGCAATTTGACCTTTGTTTAATTTGAAAGGAATGATTTTAAATTTGCCAAAAATCGGACTGGTTGATGTAGACGGTCACAACTTTCCTAATATCCCATTGATGAAAATATCAGCGTGGCACAAAGCGCAAGGGGATCATGTTGAATGGTATGAACCGATGTTTTCGGGACACATGGACAAGGTTTATATGTCAAAGGTTTTCAGCTTTTCCCCGGATTTTGAATTTTACATTGATGCAGATGAAGTCATCAAGGGTGGAAGCGGTTACTGCATCAGCCTTGTTAATGGAAAAGAAGTCTTTGATAAAAGCAAAGACATTGAACTGCCCTATGAAATAGAACACATATATCCTGATTATTCATTATACGGCATCACTGACACGGCATACGGCTTCCTTTCGAGGGGATGCCCAAGAGGATGCAGCTTCTGCCATGTCGAAGCAAAGGAAGGCCGTGCTTCCCGGAAAGTTGCTAACTTGAAAGAATTCTGGAACGGTCAAAAAAACATTGTCCTTTGCGATCCGAATATTCTTGCTTGCAAGCAATGGAAAGACCTTTTGCAGCAGCTTATTGACAGCAAGGCATGGGTGGACATCAATCAAGGGCTTGATATTCGTCTGATGACAGAAGAAAAGGCCGAAATGCTGAAGCAAATAAAAATGAAACAGCTTCACTTTGCGTGGGATAGGTATCAAGACAAAGAAACTATTCTGCCGAAATTCAAGATGTTCAAAGACATATATGGCGGCAATGAAAGAAGCCTGATCGTTTATGTCTTATGTAATTTTGACACAACACTTGAACAAGACCTTGAAAGGATATACACACTGCGAGAATTGGGCTATTGGGCTTATGTGATGCTCTATAACAAGGAACATATACCAAGGCGGCATGAGTTGCGGAAATTAGCCAGATGGGTTAACAACCGTTTTATTTTCGCAAAGTGTGAAACATTTGAAGATTATTTGAAAGGAGTAAAAACATGAAAGAAATTATCAGTGGAACAAAGCGCAAGCAGAAGAATCCCACCACCAACTATCCCAAAGACCCACACAAGGCATTTTGCGAAAGATGCTTTGCCCACAACGGTCATTGCCCTGATACCGGGCGGCAGAAGAAAAATTCAGCCTGTACGCTGTAAAAAAGGATGTGAAGTAATGAAAGACTTTTCAAGAGGCGTAAGCTATTACACCTTGGCAACGGTTGAAATCGGCTTCCCTGAAGAAGATATTTGCTGCCACTGGTGTCCGTTCCTGAGCAACGATTATAAGCTTGACCGGGAACGATGCAGCAAAACAGGTGAAATCTTGATTGCGCCGAAACATGAAATTGGGTATTACTGCCCTTTGAAGTTTGAAAAATAAAAATATTTTGAAAGGAAAATAAAAAAATGAGCCTTACAGTATCCGAAACCGGGAAGAAAGAATTCCCCATCCTTGAAGAAGGAAGTTATGTCGCAATATGCAACATGCTTGTTGACCTCGGTATGCAGTTCAATGAAACCTACGGCAACAGCAGCAGGAAGGTTTTGATTGGTTGGGAACTGCCTGAAGAACTGATTGAAATCAACGGTGAAAAGGTTCCCCGGACTATCAATCAGCGTTACACGGCAAGCCTGAATGAAAAGTCTGTTTTGCGCCGTGACCTTGCCGCATGGCGTGGCCGTGACTTCACTCCTGCTGAACTTGCAGAATTCAACCTTCGCAACATAGTCGGTGCGCCCTGTCTGCTTCAGATAATCCATCGTGAATACAACGGCAAGAAATATGCCAATGTTGTCAGCGTGATGTCACTGCCGAAGGGCATGCCGAAGCCGCAGATGTCGGAGCCGCCTGTCATATACGATATTGACGAGGATGATCCTGCAAAGGTCAATGACCTTGCGCCCTGGATTAAAGAAATTATTGTCAAGTCTGACAGCTATCAGCAGCGCATCAATCAGGGTGACGGCGTTGCAGCACCTGAATTCACTGAAATTGAAGACGAAGGCGAACTTCCGTTTTAAGAAAGGATAATGTGCAATGAAGGCCAAGGTCAACAAATACCGTAACAAGAAGGTCACGGTTGACAACATCACTTATGACAGCGTAAAGGAAGCGTTGCGCCACAAGGATTTGCTCCTGCTCGAAAGGGCAGGAGAAATCCAGAAGCTTGAAAGACAGGTTGAATATATCCTCATCCCTTCACAGCGCATCAGCGGCAAAGTTGTTGAACGGCCTGTAAAGTACAAGGCAGATTTTGTTTACCTTGACAAATTCGGCAAGCTGATTGTTGAAGATGTGAAGGGGTACAAGACCAAAGAATTCATTATAAAAAGGAAGCTCATGCTTCAGCAGTACGGAATCAGAATTAAGGAGACATGACATGTCAAAGCTTATTGATTTAACCGGGAAACGCTTTGGTAGGCTGACCGTTGTGAAGAAGGTTCCGTCAAAGAACACTAACGCTCGGTGGCTTTGTAAGTGCGACTGTGGAAACGAAATCACAGTGCTTGGCACAACGCTGAGAAGGGGCGAAAGCAAAAGTTGCGGTTGTTTGAGGTCGGAATATTGGAGAGATAGAAAGACCACGCACGGATTAAGTCAGTCAAGGCTGTATCACATTTGGCGCGGAATGCATGACAGATGCTATTTGAAAAGCAATCCGGCTTTCCCCAATTACGGCGGCAGGGGGATTGAAATGTGTCCAGAATGGGAAGGAAGTTTTGAAGCCTTTTATGCATGGGCAATGTCAAACGGATATTCAGACGAACTTTCTATTGACCGCATAAACAATGATGGTAATTATGAACCGTCAAATTGTCGTTGGGCAAGTGACAAAGAACAGGCCAACAATAGGCGAAAAAGGCGTTGGCACAAGAAACCAAAGGAGACATAAACATGATAAATTTCTGGATTATATTCTTTTCCGCTTTAGGCGGCTTTGCATTAGGTGTTTTCGGTGTGCTGCTTTATTTCTGCCTGACAATGGAGCAGGAAGAAAGCACAGAAAGCGAGTGGTGGGATGACAATTAATGAATATCAGAAGGCGGCGCTGAGAACCGCTGACACAAGTTCTGATCTTGACCTGCTTGCAAACGGCGTGATGGGGCTGTGCGGTGAAGCAGGTGAATGTATAGACCTTGTAAAGAAGTTTATGTTTCAGCAGCATGAAATTGACCTTGCACACCTTGCAAAAGAACTCGGTGATGTTGCTTGGTATTTAGCTGTTACAGCTTATGCAATCGGCTATGACCTTGAAACGGTCATGCAGATGAATGTTGACAAGCTGCTGAAGCGTTATCCTGAAGGCTTTGACGCTGACAGGTCACAACACAGGGAAGAAGGTGACATCTGATGACAAGAGAAGATAAGCGCAGAGCATTAGATGAATACTGTTACAGCACAGGCGGCTGTAAAAATTGCAAGCTATATCATGTAATTCCAACATATGAAAGCTGCTATGAAGATGAAGATGCAGACATAGAAAGGAATTATGCAATCATTTTCGGTGATGAAGGTCACTACTGGACACGGATTGAAGCCCTTGCAAAGCGACAGCGTGAAAAAGGCATGTCCAAGTATGGGCAGGGGCTTGAAGATAATCCTTCTGACATCATAAAGCGGATTGAACACCTTCAGGAAGAACTTATTGACGGCCTTATGTATTGCGAATGGATAAAAGACAAGCTTTCAGAAGGCGGTGAAGTTGATGGCTGATTCAATAACCTATGACTGCCCTTTCAACCACAGCCTGATATGTGACAATCGCAAATGCAGCAAATGCGGTTGGAATCCTAAAAACAAGGAACTCCGTGAACAGCGGATTGCAAAACTCAAGGAAAGGAAGAACATGAAATGACAGTTTCAAAAGCAACGCAGAAGATGAACATCCTGAAATACTGTGCAGAACACGGTTCAATCACAATTCGTGATGCCTTTGAAAAGCTGCACATTAACAGTCCTTCAAAGCGCATCAGCGAACTTCGGCATTCAGGCTATGATGTGCAGTCTGTCAGGGAAACACGGAAAAACGCTGCCGGGAATGAAGTCAGGTATCTTCGTTATTATATCGGTGAACCTGAAAGGGGTGCTGTCAATGTCTGATGCACTGAAGGTTGAAGTCAATCCTGACGGTTCAGCAACTGCACATGTCGGCTCTTCATATCGGACATTCACTGACGGCAGCAGCAAAGAAAACCTGATGAACGCTGCAAAGTGGGCAACTGATCTGCTGTATGACTTGGAAGGTGAAGAATTTGGCTGATGTCAAATGGATAAAAATCACCACGGATATGTTTGACAACCGCAAAATAAAGCATTTACGCAGGTTGCCAGACGGAAACAACATTGTTCTGATTTGGGTGATGCTGCTGACAATGGCCGGGCGGTGCAATGCTAATGGGTTGATATTCCTGACGGAAAACATTCCCTATACTCCGAAGATGCTTGCTGATGAATTGGGTTTTGAAGAAAGCACAGTCAGGCTTGCATTAGAAGCACTGGAACAGTTTAACATGGTCAAGTCAGAAGGCTTTTTGGCAATTCCGGGATGGGACGAATATCAGAACACCGATAGGCTGTCAGAAATCCGAGAATATAACAGGCTTGCAAAGCAAAAATCCAGAGCAAAGCAGAAACTTCTTGCTGATGTCAATGACAAGTCAATGACAAGTCAAGCGTGTCAAGAGACAGATATAGATATAGAAGAAGATAAAGATATAGAAATAGAAAGAGATATAGAAAAAATAGATTATAAAGGCATCTGCAATGCCTTCAATGAAATCTGTGTTTCCTTTCCTTCTATACGCTCTTTATCTGAAGCAAGGAAAAAGGCTATCAAAGCCCGGTTGTCTATATACAGCATAGATGACTTCAAAACGCTGTTTGAAAAGGCAGAAGCTTCATCTTTCCTTAAAGGCAGCAACGGCAACAACTGGAGGGCAACCTTTGACTGGCTGATAAAAGATGCAAACATGGCAAGGGTGCTTGACGGCAACTATGATGACAGGAAAGGCAGTGAAAATTATGTTGGAAAGAATAACAACGGAAGACTTTCACCTGAAGCTTCCGAAGGGCATGGAGTTTACTTATAAGCCCATGACACCTGAAGAAAGGGCAAAAAACGAAGCTGAATCCTTTAATTCAGCAATCGGCAACAAGGATGCTGAAGACGGTTATAACTGCAATATCTGTCACAATAAAGGCTTGACCATGTGGGCATACCAAGACGGCGAAATATGGAAAACTACAACAGCGCATTGCAAGTGCATGAATGTTCGGTCTACCATCAGAAAGATGAACCGAAGCGGATTGAAAGACATTATCCGTGACTATACTTTTGACAAGTTCCAAGCGGATGAGCCTTGGCAGCAGACTTTGAAAGAAGCTGCCAAGGCATACGCTGAACAGCCTGAAGGATGGTTCTTCATCGGCGGTCAAAGCGGCGCAGGGAAAACGCATCTTTGCACAGCAATCTGCCGTGAATTCCTGCTTGCCGGGAAGTCTGTCAAATACATGTTGTGGCGTGATGAAATTGTCAAGCTGAAGGCAAGGGTCAATGATCCTGATTATAATGACATGATTGACCAATACAAGAATGTCACAGTCCTTTATATTGATGACCTTTTCAAAACAGGCAAGGCAGCGGACGGCAGCAAGCAGAAGCCTTCAGGGGCTGATGTGAACATTGCTTTTGAAATCCTGAACTTCAGATATAACAATCCGAAGCTTTACACGGTGCTGTCAAGTGAAAGCACAATTGATGACATCCTTGACATTGATGAAGCAACAGGCGGCAGGATATTTGAAAAGGCAAAAGCCTTCAGCCTGAAGCCTGACAGGAAGAAGAATTACAGGCTGAAGGGGGCGGTTGAACTGTGATGACAATAACAACCTGCAAGGACTGCCAGAAGCGGCACCGGGCTTGTTGGGGTTCTTGCCCTGAATATCAGGATGCCCGGAAAGACCTTGAAGCAAAGAAAGAAGAAAAAAATAAGGAGTATTTAAACAATCTGGCCTTGAATCAAACACAGTATTACGGCCTGAAGAAGAAAAGGAGATAAACATGCGTGAAATACTTTTCCGAGGTAAGCGGACGGATAATGGCAAGTGGGTAGAGGGCAGCTTTTGCAGCCGTGGAGAAAGGAAAGAATAATGACAGAAGCAATGAATGAATATTTCCGCATATATGTGCCGTGGAAACCGGGAAACAACTGCTGCTATCTTTGCAAGAAAGGCATTGACGGTTGTTCCTGGGCAAAAGATTTTAAGCCTGTCAAGGGTTGGCGAGCAAAAATGTCACAAACAGCAGACGGTCAGCCGTATAGTTATAAAATCTTTTACTGCCCGGAATTTGAAGAAGGTGATGCAGCAGAAGGCAGGGAATGTGATAAAAACGGCTGCATGAACTTGATTGAAGCCATTTACAAGGATGCGGCTAACAATTACAGGAACGCATACAGGCGCAAGCTGAAGGCAGAACGGCGCAATGATAAAGCTTCCCGGAAAGAAATTGAAGCGGCTGAAAATGTGATGTTTGAATGTTCATTCCTGTTAGGGGATTGGACGGAAAAGCTTAAAAAAATGGTTGAAGCAGAAATGGCACAGGAAGAAGGCAAGGCCGATGAATGACAGAGAAAGACTTATTGAGCTGCTTGATGACGCACTTGCCGTGTATGATGTTATTGTTTATGCGCTTCTGCACACTGACGAAATAGCCGACTTGCTCATATCCCACGGCGTGACTGTGCAGAAGCATGGGCGGTGGATAGAATGCGAGGACAGCCTTATGGATGTGTATTATGAATGCTCAGTATGCGGAGAAGCGTTCTTTTTAGATGAGGGAACGCCAGACGAGAATTGTTATAAATTCTGCCCCAACTGCGGTGCAAAAATGGACGGTGAAGCCGATGAGCATTAAAACTATCATAGGCAATCTGCGGTGGTGGGCTTTCTATTGTGACAGAACTAATAACGGCTGCCACGCTTCGCAGTCATTATATGCGGCAGCAGATATGCTTGAAATATT